ATGCAGATGTCTGAGGTGCGCGAGTCAAGAACGCTCACCCATTGAAGAGCCTTGATCAGATCTTTGTTCTCTTCATAGGTCTTCATCCTGGCTTCGTTAGAGATCACCTGAACACTCGTGCGAACGATCGCTAGAGCGTCCCTCTTTGCTCTTGGCATGATCTCTGGGCCTTTGTCGCCGGCAGCACCGATGATGCGCTTGGCGATCTGCTCATTGGTTTCACCAAGAGACACGCCGACTTTGATGCTGCGCTGGATCTCGAAGGCAACGGTCGACTCAAGCTTTTTGAACCAGTCGCCGATCGTTGCTCCTTCGACGAGAGCCGTTTGAGCGATGCCCTTGAGCACGGCCTCTGTGGGAAGAGCTGCAGAGACAGAAACAGTTGCGATCGAAGACGCGGCCCACTGGGCTTCCAGCTTGGCGAGGTCGGTGACGTCCGGAGCCGGGATCTTGACGATCTCCTTCAGCTGCTCTATGATCTTGTCCAGGCGACGAGACTGATAGGAAGTCAGCGGCTTTTCAGACGCCAACTTCTTTTGAATTTCCTCGGCGATGTCGTCCAGCAGGCTGTCGAGCTTGCTTGCTTCACCAGCAGCAAAACGCTCAAGTAGGATCTGCCTCACGATCGAAAGGTCCTGCAGCTTGTCGGAAGCGTTCATCTTTGTTGGACAAACACAGTGAACGATCGGTCATCCTGCCTGCCGACAGCAGTGACTATGTGACAAGTGACTGTGGCTGACATCCCGACCGTGCCGCCAGAAAGCCAAACTGTGGCAGAGGATGTGTCGTTGGACTGCGTGTCTTTGACGATGCCAGACCCAGCCTCTACGTCAAAGGTGGCCGACGCGATGGTGTCTGCGCCGAGCCAGTCCGTCCAATCAAACTTGTAGTCCAGACGAGCCTGAGGATCTTTGATTATGGCGTAAGAGCCATCATCGTTGGCGGTGAAGGACGTCATTTCACTCTCCGATTACGTTAATGACCCGCAGGTCTTGCTCGACCCTAAGGTGCCTGTATTCTGGCTCGATGGAAAGCAACCTCGTTTCGGGCTGGACAGCAAGCACGCGGTCAGGGTGTGTGGCCAGAGCCTCGGTGTTGCCGACCGCAGACGCCGATCCGAAAAGATCGATTGTTCCAACTGCGCCACCGACGATGATGGCCTTTGTTGTCGCAGAACCGCTGAAGTCTATCGTGCCAGCGGAGACAGCCTGAGCGAGCGCCTTGGCTGCAGACGAGCCTGTCAGGGTTATTTGGCCAACGGCTGAGGCTTGGGCAAGAGCCTTGCCGGTGGCTGAGCCGGTGATCGAAAGGGAGCCGGTGACCACCGCTGTGGCCAGCGCCTGTGCCGCAGCCGAGCCGTTGAACCCAATCGAGCCGATGGCTGCAGCGTTGGCTGCGCCAGAAGAGTTGGCTGTGGCTGAGCCGGTCAGGCTGATAGTGCCGGAGGCTGAAGCCTTGGCGATCGCCTGCGACGAAGCAGACCCTGTGAAGTCGATTGAACCGATTGCGGCTGCGTTGGAGCGCACGACCAGAACGGACAGGCCGGTCAGACTGATGGTGCCGGAGGCTGAAGCCTGCGCAAGCGCCTTGCCGGTGGCTGAGCCGTTGAAGTCGATTGAACCGATTGCTGAAGCCTGCGCGAGCGCTTGCGCCGTGGCTGAGCCGGTCAGGCTTATGGAGCCTGTGGCAGAAAACCCGGAAGAGGGAGAGGTTGCGGTGGCTGAGCCGGTGAAGTCGATCGAGCCGGAAGCCGACAGGTTGGCTGCTGAATAGCCAAGGCGCAGTCGGCTATCACGTTGAAGCACCCGACCAGGAGCGTTGAACGGAAGAGCTGAGGCCAGCGAGCCAATGCGCACAGATGTGCGCGTGCTTCTGGCGCCCTGAATTGCTCCAGGAGAGCCTACGTCCCGGATCAGCCGGGCAGCAGCTCCGCCCGACCGGAGGCCCATTTAGGCCACCTTGATCTTGGCGTAAAGGTCGACTCCGCCGGGCAAAGATCCGGAAGGCGAAAAGCGCCTGCGCGTGTCAATTGTGTCGGACCCGAGACCATTGACCCAAGCGGTCCCGTTCCAATATTGGAAATTGCCGTTGGTGCTGCCGGTCGAGGCCTGCGTGAGCACCAGAGCGTCTGTGTCCGCCCGGTATATTTCTATCGTGTGCGTCGTCAGAGCCCCACCGAACAAAACGTCCTGGATCCAAGCGAAGGTGGCTGTTCCAGAGTCATAGTCCGGGTAGTACCACTGGTACTGACTGGGCAGGGCGTCGTCGGTTTCATAGATCAGGGCCAGCGACAGGACGCGAGCCGGGAGCATGATGACCCCCGCCGTCCGGAACTGGAAGGCAAACTGGATATTCGACGCCGGGAGGACGCCGGACAGGTCGCCGGTCTGGGGCACGTCGGTCCAGGCCCCCGAATTGTCGTCGATCCCGGAGGTCCGATACTGGAGGCGATACATGTCCGGGGTCACCCCCATGGTGTGATCCCCAATGTTCTCGGCGCAGTTGACCAGAGCCCGATACAGCTTGGAGGGCGTCGCGCCGAGGGCGATCTTGGGGCAGATGATCCGGTTGTTGACTTCCGCCTGATACTCCAAATCCGCCGCGAGAGGGTAGGCGGTCAGGGCGTTAATGGTCGCGGTGGTCGCCTGACTGTAAACCCAAAAGAGCCAGCCATCTTCGACCCAAACAAAGGGAATGTTCCCGCTGAGATTATGAAGAAAAATCGGGCTGTCCGTGTCGCGCGAGGCAGAGGGGTTCTGCGAGGCGAGGCACCCAGCGCGGCGGTCGAACGTCTGACCCCCAGTGTAGTAGTCCGTAACGTAGATCGTCCCGGTGCCAGTCGCGGCGGTGATCACCAGCTTGTCGAGCGTCCCGGCGACGTCGAGCGAAGTAAAGGAGTTGGTGGATAGGTTCGTGAACGATCCGCCGGGGGCGATTTCCGCCATCTGATCAGCCACGAAGGTCGTCGAACCTGTGGTCACGCTCGCGAGAGGCACCCGCAGGATACGGGTCGTGGTGAACAGGTAGAGCGACGGGACGCCACTTCCCGAGCCGTGCTGAAGGGTCGCCACCCGGCCATTGTTCGCCTGCGAAATGGTCCCCGTGACCGCTTGGGCGCCGGTGATGACCATGTCCGCGCCGCTCAGGACCATAGCGCCAGCGGTCAGGGTCAGGGGAGCCCGGATGTTGTAGCGATAGACGTTCAGCGACGACGCCGCGCCCTCGATGCAGTAAGCATACTGTTGCGTCCACGAACCGCGATCTTCGAGAGCGCACCCGCCGATGACGTCGTTGGTGATCGTTGCGGCGTCCTTCAGCCAGTAGGTCGCCTTAATCTTGTCTACGGTGGTGGCCGCCGGGATCGCCGCCGCCGGGTTCTGGAAGTCGGCATATTGCAGGCCCTTGGTGACGAAAAGCCCGCCGTTCGTGACGGTGGCATTTGTGGTCGCGTGGACCAGCATGAGGTCCTGAATGACGTAAGGCGTCCCCGCCGCGATGGTGCCCGCGTTGGTCGTCAGGGTAATGCCGGTGTCCGAGCCGATGGCCTGGATCTGATACCAGGTCGTGATGGCGCTCGGGTTCGTCGAGCCGAAACCGATCCGCGATCCGACCGACAGGCCAGTGGCCCACGCGGAGCCCGTCCCGGTGACGGCAGCCCCGGAGACCGCCACGGTGCCGGTAGTGTAGTTTTCGAGGATGGCCCTAAAGCCCCGGACGGTGTGGGCGGTGGCGGTTGGAAAGGTCAGGTTGACCGCGCCCACGAAGGTGTAGCCCGCAGGGCCGAGGCTCGGGACAAACGTCCAAAGCTGAACCCGCCGGGTCGCCGCCGCCGTCGACGTATCCGCTCCAAAAATCCAGAACAGGTCGTCGTTGACTTTAATCGGGCACACGTATGCGGACGGAATTGCCAGCGAGCTTTCGGCAAGGTTCGCGACGCCAAGCGGCGCGGGGCCGATGAACTTGTCCACGTCCCCAGAGCCGAGGTTGAACTGGCCGGTGTGCTTGCCGCGATTGATCTTCGTGCCGTCATAGGCCCCGCCGATGGCGACTTGACCCAGCGACCCGTTGAAAACCTGTTCGATTGCAGCCTTCATGACGCGGCTTCCTCTTCAATTCCAAGCACTGACGCGGCCAGGAAAGCGCAGTTGGGTCCATTTGTGTCCACGACACGCCTGCACAGGACCAGATCGTTTAATTCAAATTCACCCGACACCGAAACTTGATATTGCAAATTGCTCGCAACCACCATTCCGGCTTCAATGGCGAAGGCCATCTGATTGGTCCCTTATGCGCCGCCAGCGTTGATGGTGAAGGCAGTCACGTTGATCTGCTGAGTCGCCGTCAACGTTGTGTTGTCGATGGTCATGTCGCCACCGCCTCCGGAAACGGTGATCGTCCCCTGGATGTGACAGGTGGCTCCCTGCTTGACCCGAAAGTGACCAGCGGTTCCGCCAGCGTCAGCGCTCAGATCCTGCCAAGTGCCGTTGATCAGCTTCTGGCCGGCAGAAGCTGCCGTGAGCCAGTCCGCAGGCAAGGCCATGCTGGCCAGGAGGCTTCCGCTGTCGGCCGCAGCGCAGTTGGCGGGAGGGGCGCCAGTCCTGATCTCGAGGGTTGGGCTCGCGCCCATGTTGACCTCGAGAGCGTCAAGCGCGGCATTGCGGGATGAGACTGAGAATTGAAAAGCCATGTTTGCGCCTCTTGGTGTGTGGCCGTGCGAGCGTTGGTCGGATTGTCTGCTTTATCACGCCTTAAGGCAAGCACCATCAAGCAACCGGAGGCTGAATTTGAGCAGGTTGCACGAGGGTTGGTCCGGAGTCAGCCAGTTGAGCCTCGTAAGTGTCATAATCAGTACCTTGGCTGACCAGCTCACCACGCTTGAAGTTGTCGAACAACACTCGCATTGGCATCACGCCAGTCTGGTAAGCAGACACCAGGGCCGTCAGCATGTTCGGGTCCATCTTGTTGGTGCTGAAGTCGTTGTTCAAAGAGAACTGACAGTCCGGCGCAGCACCGACCCACTCCGCCATCCAATTCAGAGCGCGTTGGATGGCGTCTGAAGCAGACCTCGAGATCGAGGACAAAACAGAGCGCTCTCCAGAGGACCGCATCTCCACGGTCCGGAATGACTCAGCCGACTTGCGCTCCTCGACCAGCATGCGTGCGCCGAGGACAGCCATGCGCTGTTCCTTAGCCATGATCGCTTCAGCGAGCGTCTTCAGCCCCTCGCCCTTGAATTCCAGGTAGGAGGCAGAGGCCTGCGGGTCCGGGAACACCCATGCAGCGTTGGACCCGATCGACAGGCTTGTTCCGGCGTCCAACTGAACGCCAGCGACGTAGGGCGTCGGCAGGCCGGTGAAGTGCAGACCGTGCTCGTAGTCAGCGCTGTTGCGGTAGTGCGCCAGATTGGTGTCGACCAGGTCGATCATAGGAGGCTTCTGCACGAACGGGTCGCAGCTGTTCGAGCCGAGGATCAGGAACGGGATGAACATCATTGGCCTGCCGGCGATCTTGGGGTAAACCTCGCTGATGATGTTCTGCTCCTCGTCCATGACGCGGACGCGGTAACCCTGCTCGGTCAGATCCAAGACCCGGTAGCGAATGACTTCATCGAATTCGAATTCAGTCTTGCGCACCTCCAGCTTCTCTTCCAGCACCACCATCGTGAGGCCCACCGCACCGTTGACCGCCTCAGAACGCCAGTTGATGATTGACTCAGCCTTGTAGATCCGCATGAACGGGCGGATGTTGCTGCGCTCTGCTTCTGCGATCGACATGCCGGCGACCTCCATCGCGGGATAGTCCACCATGATGCCAACCCGGCCGACCGCCATCTGCTGTTCGACGACCTGCTCGCTGAACTCGCGCAAGTTGATGGCGGTGAGCGTGATGTCGAGGGTGTAGGCGTCAATTGCTGGAGGCAGGACCCACTGCGGGTCCTTGGAGAAGATCATCCCGGTCATGGCGTCGATCGTCCGGCCGGTGGCGTTGAAGAAGCCTGCGCGCTCGGCATAAGCCTGGTATTCGGCCTCGGTTTGGCCGGACAGCCTAGGCAGGTAAACGTCCGCCGTGCCAATGGGGTCGAAAAGAGACCCTGTGAACCTCTGGCGCACCCTCCCGTTGGCGACGATGGCGTCGCGCCCGTCGATCACGTCGCGACAGCGCTTCCACTTGGCGCGGTGAGAGTCATACTGCTTGTGTTGGGTCTTGACAGTCATTTTAGGCTCCCATAACGCTGACGAGCCTCATCGGGCCGCGTGCGATGCCGAACTTGTACGAGATGAAATAACCCACCGCGTCGTTGATGTGATCTTGGTTGCCCGACTTGTCAGGCTCACCACTCTTGTTGTAGGCCTGCTGCTCCAGACCCTCGACGATGGTCGGGCACTTGTCTGGATTGATCTTCAAACGGCGGATGTCTTTGTTGAGGATCATCTGGTTGACAGAGAGCACCCGGTCCTTGACGAATGGGTTTGAACGAGGCGCGAGCACCGTGAATCCTGCTGCTCTCAGCATTGTGATGTCAGAAAAGCTCGCGTTGACCGACTTGACGTTGCCACCGGAGGCGTCTGGGTAGACGGTGATCGGGTGCCCACGGTAACGAGATCTGATGACCTCGATCATCGATGGTGTGTCTCGGACCTGAACAATCTCGTCCACAAAGTGAGGATCTCCCTCTCGAAGCACCGCCACCGCTGCGGACATGTTGTTCACGTTGAAGTCCATGCCGATGTGCAGGTGTTCCTGGCGTCCCCATGACGCGCCCAGGCCTCTGTCGATGGTTGTCCTGCAGCTGTTCAAAACGCGGTCGAACTCTGGGTAGACACTCCCTGAATTCAGGTTGACGAAGTTGCCTTCAAGGTAGGCCTCCAACAAGCTGGAGGAGTAGGTGGCTTTCAGACTTTCGACATATCCTGCGGGCAGATAAGGGTTTGAATAGGTCGGTGCGCGGACCAGCTCGTAGCCTTCACGCTTGTTCTTCTCGAAGGTCTCATACATCCACTTGAAGCCTTCAGGCGTAGACACAGCAGCAACCGTGTTGTGCTCTCCGTCGGGCTTCACTTGTCTCGCACGGCCGATCATCTTGACCCACACATTGGCAGCCTCTTGGTGCGGGAGTACGTCTGCCTCGTCTATCACCGCGTCGGCAACCTCAAAACCGACAAGGCGGTTGGAATTGTCAGCAGACCTGAAGATGATCTTGTTTCTGTTTGAGGGTATCCAGATTATCTGGTCTGTTTTGTTGAGGTTGTAGGAGATGCCCCACTCCTGGAGCTTCATCTCGAAACGAGGCCATGCGATCAGTCGCACAAGGTCGAATGTGGGCTCCACAAAGCCGAAGTCTAGGCCTGGGTATTTGATGGCCTGCATTAATATTCTGATGACAGCCGCTTCTGATTTTCCTGCTCCGTAGCCAGCGCACATGCCCGGATGGCGGGCCTTGCTGAACACGAAACGCTCCTGAGGATCTGTTAGGAACAGGTTGATTTCTTGATTAATCATTTTGTTGACCCTAGATCCTGTTTAGGTGCTTGAGGGTGTGTGCGTGGGCCGAAAACCCACGGCGGAAGGTAGGGGGGGTGGGCCCCAGGCCGACAGACGTGGTTGGAGGGTCGGTGCCAGCCACCGGAGCAGCCACCTGGCAGAAAGCGATCATGCTGGGTCGACGACCGAGAGGTGTGGGCGCACCGACACAGGCTGGAGGTCGATCGTTTCTGGATCCTGGGCCGTCACAATCGCCTGAGGCGGAGAGGCGACCGGTAGGATGTCTTCGCCAGCCCGACGCACAAGGAAGCTGAGTTGCACAGCACCACCGTTCGGTCCGGAGAGCTCGCTAGGCTGGACAGCTTTGCCGTAGCCACGCTCGATGATTGAGTTGGCAGCCGAGACCCGAGCTGCAGCCGGGACCTTGTCGTCTCGCATAATCGTCGCAAGGGTTTGCATGGCTTCTGGCGCGAGTTGCTTAGCCAGAGCTTTGATGTCTTCGCCGATACCTGCGTTCTTGCGCCCCTTTGGGCGGCCGACCTTGCGGGCAGGCTCGTTCCACTTTTGTTGTAAATCTGTCGTCATGGGTTTGCCCTTCTGAGAAGGGTATAAATGCACCCAGGAGGCTGAGCAGGCA